AATCGTTGGCCTTGGTGGATCCTTTGGTGGAACAGTAACTGTAGGAACACCAACAAGCCCAAGCCATGCGGTAACAAAGCAATATGTTGATAACCTAGCTGGAGCACCATCTATTCCAGTTTCAGATACTCCTCCACAATCTCCTTTAAATGGTAATTTGTGGTTTGACAATGTAACACAAAGAGTTCATGTCTATTATGACGGTCAATGGTTAGCAATTGCAACTCTTGAAGATGCAGAAGTTCTTCAAGATCACATCCATGACACTTCAATTGATGGAAATGGATTAATTGTTAGTACTTTTATTTCTGGCGGATCTTATGATGAGCCAGGAGTTTTAGTAAGTGCAGGAACCTATAACACAACATCCTGGGAATACACCTGGGATGGAGGAACGGCAACAGATAACTTTAACTAATTATCTGTTATAATACTATTACATACCACCAAGGGAGAGCAATAAATGGCAACAAGAATGCAACAGCGTAAAGGAACCGCTGCACAATGGATTTCTACAAACTCAGGTAATGGACCAGTACTTAACGCTGGTGAAATTGGCTTTGAGATAGACACCAACAAGTTTAAAATTGGTGACGGTATCAATCACTGGGTTGATCTTAATTACTTCATAGATGGAGAAGGCGCTCTTGCAGAGGTTACAGCACTTATTGATGGTGCTCCCGCTGCCCTCAATACACTAAATGAATTGGCAGCTGCTATTAATGATGATCCCGCATTCTTTACAACAATTGCTACAAACCTATCAAACCACCAAGCAGATACTACAGATATTCACGGTATTGCTGATACAAGTCTATTGGTTACAACAACTGGAACACAGACTCTTTCAAATAAGACTCTTACAACTCCAACAATCAATGGAGGAGAAATTACTGCTACTGGTGGAACTGTACGTATTCATGGTATCTACCTTCCAGATGCACACGTTGTCACTTTTGAAGGCGCAACAAATAACGAGTTTGAAACCGTTCTTTCAGTAGTAGATCCAACAGCAGATAGAACTGTAAGTCTTCCAGATGCTTCTGGAACACTTGCTTTAACATCTTACGCAGACCAGGCAGAAACAGATGCAATTACAACTGCAGCAGCAGATGCAACATCTAAAGTAGCAGCAGAAGCAGCACTTAGAGTATCAGGCGACGCAGCCTCAGTATCAACTGCAGCAGCAGATGCTACTTCAAAGGCTAACGCAGCACAAGCAGCTGCAATATCTGCAGCAGCAGCTGATGCTACAAGCAAGGCAACAGCAGCTCGTGATGCAGCAGTAGCTTCAGCAGCAAGCTATACAGATTCTTCTGTAGCAAATCTTATTGACTCAGCTCCTGGAGCACTTAATACTCTTAATGAACTTGCAGCAGCAATTAATGATGATTCATCATTCGCAGCAACTGTTACTACTGCTCTTGGAACAAAGGCAGACACATCTTATGTTGATGCAGAAATTACAGATGTATTAAATACAGTTGGTGGTAATTTATCAACTCACTCATCAGACACAACAAATGTTCATGGAATTGCAGATACTTCACTTCTTGCAACTCAGTCTTTTGTTAATACAGCTAGACAAACAGCAGAAACAGCTGCAGATGCAGCACTTACAGCACACAGCTCTGATACTACCAATATTCATGGAATTGCAGACACTTCACTTCTTGCAACAAAAAATTATGTTGATACAGGGGTTTCATCAGCAATATCAGCTGCAGTTGCTCCTCTTGCAACAACATCTTATGTTGATGGAGAAATTTCAACAGTTACATCAGCAATATCAACTGCAGTAGCACCTCTTGCAACAACAGTATATGTTGATACAGAGATTTCAGATGCAGTAGCACCCCTTGCAACAACAGTATATGTTGACGAATTAGTTGGAAATGTGACAGCTGATCAATCGCTTCTTGGTGGAGTTGGACTTGACTGGAATCCAGATACAGAAAAGCTTGATATAGATTCAACAGTTGCTACAAAGACATATGTAGATGATAAAGATACTATTGTTAGAGATGACGCAATCACTGCTGCAGCAAACCTTCTAACATCAGCAACAAAGACCAATATTACTATTACAGGTAATAAGAATGGTCTTACAATCACAGCTGAAAATGGAGTTGGAGATTCTACAACAGACAACCTTTCAGAAGGATCAAACAACAAGTACTTTACAGATGAAAGAGCACAAGATGCTGTAGGAAATGCTGTTGGAACTGGTCTTTCATACAACGATGCAACTGGAGCAGTTTCTGTAGATACAACAGTAATTCAGGCTCGTGTTACAAATATTACAGATACTGAAATTGGATACCTTGATGGACTTTCATCTAATATTCAAACACAGATTGATACAAAGGCACCAACAACTAACCCAACATTTAGCGGTACCGTTGCTGGTATCACTAAGTCAATGGTAGGCTTAGCAAATGTAGACAATACATCAGATGCCAATAAGCCAGTATCTACTGCACAGGCTTCAGCAATTGCAACTGCTAAGTCAGAAGCTATCGCAGATGCTACATCTCAGGTAAATGCAGTCATTGCTGGAGCACCAGCAGCACTCAATACACTTGATGAACTTGCAGCAGCTCTTGGTGATGACGCAAACTTTGCTGCAACACTAACAACTAACCTTGCAGCTAAGGCACCAAAAGATTCTCCAACATTTACTGGTACCGTTTCAGGTATTACTAAGTCTATGGTTGGTCTTGGAAACGTAGATAATACATCAGATTCAAGCAAGCCAATATCTTCAGCAACTCAAACAGCACTAGATGCAAAGCTTGCATCAGCAACTGCAGCAAGCACTTATGCACCAATTGCTTCTCCTACTTTTACAGGAACAGTTGCAGGCATTACAAAAGCAATGGTTGGACTTGGTAACGTTGACAATACAACAGATGCTAACAAGCCAATCTCTACAGCAACTCAGACAGCACTTGACTTGAAGGCAAATACTGCAGATATTGCAGAACTTTCACAAGATGCAGTAAATACAGCAATTGTTGCTGGTACTGGACTAGACAAGGTATACAACGACGCATCAAATACAATTACGCTTGACATTGATTCAACCGTAGCTACATTGACTGGTACACAAACTCTTACTAATAAGACACTTACATCTCCATCAATTACTACACCAACTGGAATTACAAAGTCAGATGTTGGTTTAGGAAATGTAGATAACACTACAGATGCAAACAAGCCAGTTTCTTCTGCAACACAAACTGCATTAGATCTTAAGGCTCCACTTGCTTCACCTACATTTACTGGCACTGTAACTCTTCCTTCAGGAACTGTTACATCAGGAATGATTCTAGATGGAACTATCGTTGCTGGAGATTTAGCAGACGGTGCAGTAACATCAGCAAAGATTCTAGATGGAACTATTGTAAACGCAGACATTAACGCTTCTGCAGCAATTGCTTTGTCTAAATTGGCTACAGATCCACTAGCCCGTGCCAACCACACTGGTACACAGACAGCTAGCACAATTTCAAACTTTGATACACAAGTTCGTACAAGTCGTTTGGATCAAATGGCTGCTCCAACAGCAAGCGTTGCTTTAAATAGCCAAAAGATTACAGGTTTGGCTGCCCCAACAGATGCTAATGATGCAGCAACAAAGCAGTATGTAGATTCTGCAGTAGAAGGGCTTCACGTTCATCCATCTGTAAAGGCAGCTACAACAGCAAACATAACACTTGCAACTGCTGTTGAAAATGGAGACGTTCTTGACGGAGTTACTCTTGCTACTGGAGATCGTATTCTTGTTAAGAATCAAACAACCAAATCGCAAAACGGTATTTACGTTGTTGCTGCTTCTGGTGCCCCAACTCGTGCACTTGACTTTGACACAGCAGCAGAAGTTGATAGCGGTGACTTTGTATTCGTAGATCAAGGTACAGTTAATGCTAACACTGGATATGTACAAATTAATACTCCTGCCATTATCGGAACAGATGATATAGAATTTGTTCAGTTCTCAGGAGCTGGTACATACACAGCAGGCACTGGCTTAACTCTAACTGGAACTGTTTTCAGTATTAATACTGGAACCACTGTAGACTTAAGCACTTCTCAAACATTATCTAATAAGACATTTGTTGCCCCAGTATTGGGATCAGCAACAGCAACATCAATTAATGGGACAAGCATTCCATCTAACAAAACACTTCTAACAACAGATTCTGGAAGTGTTACATCAGCAATGATCGCTGACGGAGCAATCGTAGACGCAGATGTTAACGCATCAGCAGCAATTGCACAGTCTAAGATTTCAGGCCTAACATCTGACCTTGCTGCTAAGGCTCCACTAGCATCACCAACATTTACAGGTACAGTTGCTGGTATTACCAAGTCAATGGTAGGTCTAGGAAATGTAGACAACACAACTGACGCAGCTAAGCCAATCTCAACTGCTACACAAACAGCACTTGACCTAAAGGCTAACCTTGCTTCACCAACACTTACTGGTACACCTCTTTCTACAACAGCTGCAGCAGATACTAATACAACACAGATTGCTACTACAGCATATGTTGTTGGTCAAGCATCATCTTCAGCTCCAGTAATGGATGGAACTGCTGCAGTAGGAACATCATTAAAGTATGCTCGTGCAGATCACGTTCACGCAACTGATACTTCTAGAGCTCCGATTGCAAACCCTACATTCACTGGAACTGTAGCAGGTATTACAAAGTCTATGGTTGGTTTAGCAAATGTTGATAATACAGCAGATTCTGCAAAGCCAGTTTCTACAGCACAGCAAACAGCCCTTGATCTAAAGGCTAACTTAGCTGGACCTACATTTACAGGAACAGTAACCCTTCCAAATGGAACTGTTACTTCAGCAATGATTCTTGACGGAACAATTGTTGATGGAGATATAAGTGCAACAGCAGCTATTGCTCAGTCTAAGATTGATGGATTATCAACAAGTCTTGGACTCAAGGCTAACCTTGCTTCCCCAGCACTTACTGGAACACCAACAGCTCCAACAGCAGCAGCTGGTACAAATACTACTCAGGTAGCAACTACAGCTTTCGTAGGAACTGCAGTAGCAGACCTTGTAGCCTCAGCGCCATCAGCACTTAACACTCTTAATGAGTTGGCAACTGCTCTTGGAAATGATGCAAGCTTCTCAACAACAGTAACAAATGCTATCGCAGCAAAGTCTAACACAGCATCACCTACATTCACTGGAACAGTAACAATACCTACTCTAACACTTACAAATCCATTAACTGCTGCTAACGGTGGTACAGGATTATCAAGTCTTGGAACAGGTGTAGCAACATTCCTTGGAACACCATCATCTGCAAACCTAGCAGCAATGCTTACAGATGAAATTGGAACAGGAAATGTTGTTCTCTCAGAAATTGCAACTAATGCACAAACAGCATCATACACACTTGTTCTTGCTGATAGAGGAAAGATGGTTGAAATGAATGTTGGTTCTGCTAACAACTTAACAGTTCCTCTTGATTCATCAGTTAACTTCCCAGTAGGAACACAGATTGATATCTTGCAAGTTGGCTCAGGACAAACCACAGTTGTCGCAACTGGCGGTGTAACAGTCAATGGTACTCCAGGACTTAAGATTAGAGCACAATGGGGTGGAGCAACACTTATCAAGCGTGCAGCTAATACTTGGGTACTAATCGGAGATCTAACAGTATAGCACTTATAAAAAAATAGAGTACTAACTCTATACTATAGATTAACACGCTCCTAGTGAGCGTGTTTTTCTTTTTAAAGTGTGTTATACTTAGATACTACTTCAGAAATCATGAAGTACTCCAGTTAATTTTACTTTGAAAGGTATATAAGATGTCAGAAAGTGTATTTTCATTTCGTTTGTCAGATGAGTTTGTAAATAAATATCAATTAATTCCAGCACCATTTGGATTCTCAGATGCAGGGTCTAACTCGTTGGGAGAGATAACATTTATTCGTACATATTCTCGTGTCAAAGAAGATGGAACTAAAGAACGCTGGCATGAAGTTTGTCGTCGTGTAATTGAGGGTATGTATTCAGTACAAAAAAATCATGCTAAAGATAATCGTTTGCCATGGAATGATAACAAAGCACAAAAGTCTGCACAAGAAGCCTTTCAGAGAATGTTTGAATTAAAGTGGACACCACCAGGTCGTGGTCTTTGGGCATTTGGTACACCTATGACTATGGAGAAGCGTAACTCTGCCTCCCTTCAAAATTGTGCAATGGTTTCAACAAGAGACCTTGATCGCAACGACCCTGGCGCACTATTTGCTTGGGTAATGGATGCATTAATGCTGGGTATTGGAGTTGGATTTGATACCCTTGGACAAGACAAGAAGATGCCAATTTATGCACCTACAGAACCAGAATCAGTTTATGACATTCCTGATACTCGTGAAGGTTGGGTTGAATCAGTTCGTATGCTTATAAATTCATTCCTACGACAGAACCAGTCAATTCAACTATTTAACTATGACCTTATCCGTCCTCTAGGTGCCCCTATTAAGGGCTTCGGAGGCGTTGCAAGCGGTCCAGCACCACTTATTGATCTCCATACACGTATTCGCAATGTAATTGGTTCTAGAGCAGGAGAGTTCTTAGATAGCCGTGCAATTGTTGATATTATTAATCTTATTGGAACATGTGTTGTTTCTGGCAATGTTCGTCGTTCTGCTACTCTTGCACTTGGAACACCAGATGATAATGATTTTATTAATCTTAAGAATCCAGAAGTATTTCCAGAGCGTAACTCATACGATCCACAAAAACCAGGATGGGCTTGGATGTCAAACAATTCTATTTCAGCAACAGTTGGAACAAAGTATGAAGACTATGTAGATTTAATTGCGGATAACGGAGAACCAGGTTTTATTTGGCTTGATGTTGCTCGTGATTATGGCCGTCTTGCAGATGCACCTGACTATAAAGATGCTCGCATTATGGGCTTCAATCCTTGTGCGGAGCAGCCATTGGAATCATATGAGCTATGTACACTTGTAGAAGTGCACCTAAATCGTCATGAATCTAAGGAGGACTTCCTCAAGACATTGAAGTTTGCATATCTTTATGGAAAGACTGTAACTCTTATGCCTACACATTGGCAGCAAACAAACGGTATCATGCAAAGAAATCGTCGTATTGGAACATCATTGACAGGTATTGCATCATTTGCAGACACATATGGTCTTCCAACAACACGTGAATGGATGGACGAAGGATATAATAAGATTCGTCACTACGATCATAAGTACTCAGAATGGCTTTGTGTTCGTGAATCAGTTCGTGTAACAACAGTTAAGCCATCAGGATCTGTTTCACTTCTTTCTGGTGCAACTCCTGGAGTTCACTGGGGACCTGGTGGAGAATTCTACCTACGTGCAATTCGTTTTGGAAACACTGATCCAATGCTTCACCTTTTCAAAGCTGCAGGGTATAAGATTGAAGCAGATCTAGTGTCAGCAAATACCTCAGTAGTATACTTCCCAGTTGCTTCAGGACATAAGCGTGCAGAGAAACAAGTTAGCCTATTTGAGAAGATTGGTTTGGCAGCAACTGCACAGAAGTACTGGTCAGATAATGGTGTTTCTGTAACACTTTCATTTGATAAGGACAAAGAAAAGCAGTTTGTAGCTCCAGCACTAAATATGTATGAGGGTCAACTAAAGGCGGTATCTTTCTTGCCAATGGGAGACAAGGTTTACCCACAGCAACCCTACAGTGAGATTTCAAGAGAAGAATACAACGCATATGTAGGAACAATTGGCAAGATTGATTGGTCTGCGATTTATGATGGTGTAGAAAATCTTGAGGCTGAGGGTGAAGCATACTGCTCAACTGATGCTTGTGAGATTAAGCTGTATTAATGGTAGCTAGTGGTACACACTAGCATCATTATGGTATACTTATGGTTATGAGTCAAACAAATAATCCATTAATCAATCCAAACACTGGTTTGCCAATTGTTGGAAACGTACGTAAAAAGGTAATTGAAAAGAACTACGACTGGGGACTATACGTCTATAAAAAAGCAAGTGGTAGTTGGTTTACTGACGGTAATGGAAGCGTTCTTAATATTGAGTCTATGCGTGGTGACATTTCAAAGATATCTGAACTAAAAAATGCAGCAAAGTACTACGGTGATTCAGGTGATGGCGAAGCAATCTTTGTTCCTGGACTTACACGTATTTCAGAGGAAGAGCATTCAGAACAGCTTGATCGCATGGTAAATGGTTTAATACCTTCTAAGAATGACTTAGGTGCTTGGAAAGCTGCAAAGGACACACTTAATACACATGGAAGAGAAGCTTACGAAAATGGATAATGAAGAATATCAGTATATCTCTGCAAGTTTAAATACACAAAATGAAAAAGAAAACCCTTTTAGAGATCAAGACCCATTCAATAAGCCATGGGACGTACTTAAAGATTTTTCTGGACTAGAGCAAAACTTTCGTCGCAGAACAGCAAGAAACCTTAACAAGTTTGCAGATGTAAATAATGCAGCATATCTAAATTCTGCAAATGTTACACCATCAGGTGTAGATGCTTCATCAAAGCAAATTAATCCTGGAACTGTATACAGAAATGGTTATGGACTGTTTGATGTAATTACTCCTCCATATAATCTTTATGAACTTGCAAATTTTTATGATACATCTTTTGCTAACCATGCTGCTATTGATGCAAAGGTTGCAAATATTGTTGGTCTTGGATATTCCTTTGAACCAACAGACCGCACCATGCTTTCTTTTGAAGGTAAAGAGCAAAGCGCTACAGATAAAGCACGCAAGCGTATGGAAAGAATGAAGCTTGAGATGCGTGATTGGCTAGAAAATCTTAATGATGATGATTCATTTACTAAAACAATGGAAAAGGTTTATACAGATGTTGAGTCTACTGGAAATGGATACCTTGAAATAGGTCGCACAGTAAATGGAGACATTGGATATGTTGGACACATACCATCAACAACAATTCGTGTTCGCCGTTTGCGTGACGGATACATGCAGATCATTGCACAAAAGATTGTTTACTTTAGAAACTTTGGTGCAACCAATCCTAATCCAGTTACAGAAGACCCACGACCAAATGAGATTATTCATATCAAGGAATATTCTCCACTAAATACTTTCTATGGAATTCCTGATATTATTGCAGCACTTCCTTCACTTATTGGTGATCAACTTGCATCACAATATAATATTGATTACTTTGAGAATAAGGCTGTTCCAAGATATGTAGTAACCCTAAAGGGCGCAAAGCTTTCTGGAGAAGCAGAGGACAAGATGTTCCGCTTCTTGCAGACAGGTCTTAAGGCACAGTCTCACAGAACTCTATACATTCCACTTCCTGGAGATACTGACCAGAATAAGGTTGAGTTTAAGATGGAGCCAATTGAGAATGGCATTCAAGATGGTTCATTTAAGGAATATCGTAAGCAAAATCGTGACGATATTCTTGTTGCTCATCAGGTGCCAATTTCAAAACTTGGCGGTACTGACTCAGCAGCAATTGCAGCATCAATTGCACAAGATAGAACATTTAAGGAACAAGTTTCTCGTCCTGCACAGGGACACTTGAATAAGGTTATTAATAAGATCATTAAAGAAAAAACAGATGTTCTTGAGTTAAAGTTTAACGAACTTACACTTACAGATGAAATTACTCAATCACAGATTCTAGAAAGATATGTAAAGACTCAGGTAATGATGCCAAATGAAGCTCGTGAAGCAATTGGTCTTCCACAGCACCCAGATGGAGATACTCCATTTGAGATGTCTCCAAGACAAGCAACAGATGCTAGAGCAAACGCATCTGGTAACAGAGCAAGAGATACCGAACGAAACAATAGTCAATCTGATGGACCTGCAACCACAACTGGACGCAATCCACAGGGTGAAGGCAGAGCGTCTCAATAGTTGAGAAAATGTTTAAAAGGTTTGGTATAATAGAATCGTCATGAATATAACTAAAGCACATTGGTCAACAGACGGCGATAATGTACGTCTGTCAATGCCTCTTACAAAAGTAGACAAAGAGAAGCGCATTGTTTCTGGATTCGCATCTTTGGATAATCTAGATAAGCAAGATGACATTGTAACAACAGAGGCTTCTATGGCAGCTTTTGCAAAGTTCCGTGGCAACATTAGAGAAATGCATCAACCATCAGCAGTAGGCAAGATGGTTTCATTTAAAGAAGAAAAATATTTTGACACAGAGTCAAAGAAGTTTTACAAGGGTGTTTTTGTTTCAGCCTATATTTCAAAGGGCGCACAGGATGCCTGGGAAAAGGTTCTTGATGGCACATACACTGGTTTTTCTATTGGGGGACGAATGAACAAGTGGGATGATGCATATGATGAAAAAGCAGATAAGACAATTAGAGTTATCAAGGAATATGATTTGATTGAGTTGAGTCTTGTAGATTCCCCAGCAAATCAGTTTGCAAATATTGTATCCGTTGAAAAGGTTAACGGAGTAGATACATTAACAGGATCATCAGCCAATCTAGTTGTTGAAAATGTATTTTACGACTCAGAGTCTGGTCTAGTAACTTTGTCAGCAAATGAATCAGAGCTAAGTCCAGTCACTGGTGAAGAAATGAAAAACATTGGTTTTGTTGAAAAGAATGATTCAGAAAAAACAGAAATGATAAAGTTCTTAGTTGATAGTGCAAAAGGCATTAGAACAATTAAGATAGCAAAGGAGGATAATCCTATGACAGAAGAAACAACAGCAGTTGTTGATGCTCCAG